AGGAGGCTTGACAGGTTTTCGGAAGGTATATCGCGAGTTACTTCGGAACGGGCCATAGATGACCAAGCCCTTCACCGTCCCTCACTTCCGTGCGTGGGCGCGGCATCTCATCCTCGACACCGGCCAGCCGTGGATCCTCGAGCCGTTCCAGGAAGCGTTCGCCCGCGACCTGTTCGCCGGCCGCTCCGAGAACTGGCTGGTTATCCCCGAAGGCAACGGAAAGACGACGCTTGTTGCCGGCTTGGCGCTGTATCACTGCGAGTTCCACGAACGCGCCGATGTCATCGTCGCAGCATCATCGCGCGACCAGGGCGCGCTGATCTACCGCCAGGCAGAGGGTTTCGTGCTCCGTTCGGAGCATCTGCACGAGATGGTTCACAACCCGATGCAGGCAGCGAAGGGCAAGCTCAAGCTGCTGACTCCGCGCTTCACCCCGCTCGAGGGTTGGCGACGGCTGAACTACATCGACGGCGGGCGCATCCAGGTCTACGCCGCCGATGACCGCACCGGCGATGGCGTGCTGCCCACGCTGGCGATCATTGACGAGCTGCACCGGCACCGCGATATGCGCCTCTACCGCACGTGGACCGGCAAGCTCGCCAAGCGCAAGGGCCAGCTCGTCACCATCAGCACCGCCGGCGAACCGGGCAGCGAGTTCGAGCAGACGCGCGAGCGCATCCGCCAGCAGGCACAGACCATGCGCAAGGGGCGCACGTTCGTGCGCGCCGAGATGCCCAACCTGATCCTCCACGAATGGGCCGTGCCCGAGGACGGCGACGTGGAGGACGTGGCGCTGGTCAAGGCCGCCAACCCGCTCAAGAGCATCACCAAAGCGATGCTCGCCGCCAAGCTCGCCGCACCGACGACGACGCTCCACCACTGGCGGCGCTTCGTGTGCAACCTGCCGACGCGCGCCGACACGGCGGCCATCAGCGAGGCCGAGTGGCAGGGTGCCTACGTCAACGACAGCATCCCCGAAGGCGTCCCGATCTGGCTTGGACTGGACCTCGGCTGGATGTATGACACGACAGCAATGGTGCCGCTCTGGAAACGTGATGATGACTACGTCCTGCTTGGGGAAGCGACCATCCTGACGCCGCCGCGCGACGGCCAGCAGCTGGACCCGCACCTAGTGGAGCAGGCGCTCATGGAGATCCACCAGCGCAACCCCGTCCATACGGTTGTCATGGACCTGTCTTTCGGCGCAGGCATCAACGCCTGGATCAGCGAGAACCTTGGCTCTGACATCATCGCCCGCGGCCAGACGATGCCGCAGCAGGTGGAGGAGTACGAACGCTTCATGGAAGGCCTGCGCGCGGGCTGGCTGCACCACACCGGCGACAGCGGCCTGACCAGCCATGCCATGAACGCCATCGCCCGCGTGAACCGGCTCGGCGCTGCCGTGTTCGACCGCCACAATCCCCAGCGCACCGCAGGCGCGGCGCAGGACCTGCGCGTCATAGATGCCCTGGACGCCGCCTCGATGGTCCACGCGCAGGCGATGACGATGGTCCCCATCGTCGAAGGATGGTACGCATATGCCTAGTCTGACCGACCGCCTACTTTCCTCGCTCGGTCTGCAACGCTCGGTGTCGGGCATCCCCGCGTGGTGGCCGATGCTTGCCGATGGCATGTTGCAGGGCTACCCGCAGACGACGCTCGGCAGGGATAACAAGCAGGAGAGCATCGGCCTCGGCTTCAGCTCGCTCGCCACGCAGGCTTACGCGAGCAATCCCGTCGTGTTCGCGTGCATCAACGCCCGCGTCCAACTCTTCAGTGAGGCGCGCTTCGCCTTCCAGCGGATCGAGAACGCCACCTACGGCGAACTCTTCTCCAACCCGTCCACCTACCTGCGCCTCATCAACGAGCCGTGGCCGGGGGGCACTACCAGCCAGCTGCTCAAGGATGCGCTGATTGACGCCGACCTCGCTGGTAACGCCTTCATTCTCCGCGAGGCGAATGGCCTGCGCCGACTGCGCCCCGATTGGGTGACGATCATCGCCGGCAACCCGCGCAGCGATGGCACGACGTGGGATCTTGACACCGAAGTGGTCGGCTACGGCTACCAACCTGACGGTCCGCTCGGCGGCAAGCCAAAGACATTCCTCCAACGCGACCAGGTCGCGCACTTCAAGAGTACGCACGACCCGTTGCGCCGCTTCTCGGGTATGTCGTGGCTGCTGCCGATCATCCGCGAGGTCGAGAGCGACCGCGCAGGTACGGCGCACAAGCAGCAGTATTGGGAGAACGCCGCCACTCCGAACCTTGCCATCCAGTTCGATCAGACCATGACGCTCGCGCAGGCAAAGGACTGGACGGCCATGTTCAAGGCCGATCATGAGGGCGCGCGCAACGCCTTTAAGACGCTGTTCCTCGGCGGCGGCGCATCGCTTCAGGCAGTCGGCGACAATCTCCAGAAGGCCGCGTTCACCAACGTCCAGGCAGCGGGCGAGCTACGCATCGCGTCGGCGGCGGGTGTTCCGCCGATCATCATCGGGCTGGCCGGCGGACTCGACGCGGCGACCTACTCCAACTACGGGCAGGCAAGGCGGGCCTTCGCAGACCTGACCATGCGCCCGCTGTGGCGCGACATGGCCGGTGCGCTGACTTCCATCACCGTCGTCCCCGCCGGCGCACGGCTGTGGTACGACGATCGCGATATCTCGTTCCTCCAGGAAGACGTGAAGGACGCCGCCGATATCCAATCCACGCAGGCGAGCGCCATGCGCCAGCTCGTGGACGCCGGCTTCGAGCCGCAGACGATCATCGACGCTGTAACCGCCAACGACTTCGCGCGGCTGAAGCACTCCGGTCTGTACTCGGTCCAGCTGCAGCCGCCCAACACTGAGCAACCAAAGCCCGAGCAGCCCGCCGCCGTAGCGCCCCAGCCTGCGGCGGCCCTGCTCAACAGCGGTGAACAGGCAGGCGAGGTCCGCTGTTCTGGCTGCGATCGTCTGCTGGCAGAAGTCGCATCGACGCCGTACCGCCTGCGCTGTAGTCGTTGCAAGACCCTCAACGAGAGTGGTAATCTGATCGCAGCGTAAATAACCAAGCGGCCAGTCGCCTCGTGCGCCGTGCCGTGAATACCGACTTTCTTAGTGACCTCTGTGTCCCCGATTGACACGGAGGTTTTGTCTTTTGAGCGAACTACAGCCCGCGAGACTCCCCTTCCCGGTGACGCGCGCCGTCGCCGAGGCAGCTGAGACACGCGACGAAGGCAAGCAGCTCGTCGGCCACTTCGCCACGTTTGACGAGTGGTACGAGGTGGACTCGATGCTCGAGGGCCACTTCCTGGAGAGCATCAGCCTGCAGGCTTTCGACGCCACGATTGCCGACAGCCGCAGCCAGATGAAGGTTCTGTACGACCACGGCCAGGACCCGCAGATCGGCAACAAGATCCTCGGCAGCATCACGGACCTTCGCTCCGACGCCAAGGGCCCGGCGTACACCGTCGACATGTTCGACACCAGCTACAACCGCGACCTGCGGCCCGGGCTGGAAGCCGGCGTCTACGGCTCATCGTTCCGCTTCACGGTCGAAGACGACCAGTGGGACAAGGCACCCCGCCGCTCGGAGTACAACCCGACCGGCATCCCCGAACGAACCATCACTCAGGCCCGCGTCTACGAGTTCGGGCCGGTGACATTCCCCGCCAACCCGAGAGCCTGCAATCCGAGTGGGACGGCCATGTGGCCGAACTCTCGCGCCTGAAGGACGACATCAAGGCTTGGGATGAGCGCACCGCCATCGTTCAGAAGTTCGCTGAAGACGAGCAGAAGGTCGAGCGGACTGCGCCGAACCAGATCAACCGCAAGGCGGAGCGCGACATCTACAGCCCTGACTCGAAGGCCAACAGCTACGAGTCGCGGATGCAGGAGTACCGCGACGACGCGATGCGGATCAACGAGACGGTGCGGTTCCCGGAGGTCGCCGACGAGGCCCGCAGCCGCGACAAGATCGCGGACCTTCTCGACCATCACGACTCCGTTGACAAGGAACTCGCCCGACGCATGAAGTACACGGGTTCGCCCGTCTACCTCCGCGCTTTCGACAAGATCATCAAGGCGAAGGGCAGCACGATCGGGCTGACGCCCGAAGAGCAGCGCGGCACGGCGCTGGCAGTCGGCGTGGATGCGACAGGCGGTTTCACCGTCCCGTTCGCCTTCGACCCGACGGTCATCGCCATCGGCTCGTGGACTGGCGCAGTCAACCCGTACCGCCGAGTTTGCCGCGTGGTGAGCATCGTCGGCACGGACACCTGGAACGCCCTCACGTCGACCGCCGTCACCGCGACACGGACGACTGAGGCCGCAGCTGCGATTGAGCAGGGACCGACCTTCGCCCAGCCGCAGTACATCGTGACCCGCGTCCAGGGCCAGATCACGGCATCGTTCGAGATGTTCCAGGATCGGGCCGACCTCGCTTCCGAGATGGCAACGCTCATCCAGGAAGCCAAGGACAACGAGGAAGAGTCCTCGATGGCTATCGGTGCCACCGCTGCCGCCAACATCGGCGTCGGCCCGGTGAGCGGTACGTCAGGTGCCTACACCGCCGTCGCTGGCGCTGGCTCGGGCGTTCTCGCAGCAGTCGATGCTTATGCGACTGAGGCAGCTCTTCCGGTGCGTCACCGCTTCGGGGCGCAGTGGTT